CATTGATAGTTTTTCTTTTGGTGTCATTTTGTTTGTTGTTTAAGTTATATAATTTGTTAATTGTTTTTTTTGTGCTTGTTAAATGTTTGTCCAGTTTATTCGTGAAAAAAGTGGACATTTAATGCCTAAGACTATTATTTCTATTGGCTTGTGTTAAATCCACCTATGGGGCAAAGTTAATTACTTATTTATAAAAACCAATTTTAAGCAAAAAAAAATTTTCACATTGACCTTAATCTGATTTGACTTAAAATAAAGCGATATAAGACACTTTAACTAAAAGTTAGGTGCTTATACCACTCAAGGTGCTTAATGCTTACAGAAGGTCTTAAATGAACCAATTTGGGCAGAAAAAAAAATTTGAGGGAGGCGAAAAAGGGATTTTGGGAAAAACTCATTTTGGGGGGTATTCTGTAACTCGTGTGTCCGCATTTCTGAACAGGATTTTTTTAGCTTTTTTAGTGTTTTTTACTGCAATATAGGCTTATAATAGTTTTTTTATCTTGTTTTGTCGAGGGCGTAAAGGTTTTTTTTCTTGCATTGGCCAAAAAAAATGGCCTAAATTTAGGCCAGATTTTCAAATGCTTACTTTTTTAGCTAAATTCTTATAATATTTTCGGCTTCGATTTGTCTTTCTTCGGGTATGGTTACTTTTATAATCGTTTCGGTTGTGCCTATCATTTCAGTTGGTATTAACTTACTTGCTATCAAATAGAATTCCCTTGGATGTTTACGGGCAAAGGCTTCGAGGTTGTGTGTAGGGTCGTTCTGGAGCTGGTTAAAGGTGTATAGTACGGTTTCCTTTACTGTTTTATTCAGTTTGTTTACTGCTCCTTTAGGGCGTCCGCTGTTCCCTTGTTGAAATTTAGCCATATGTTTTGCCTTTTATCGTTGTTATTTCGTTGTTTACGATACAAAGGTAGTTAATAAAGGCACAAAAAAAAAGCCTTGTAACTTAATACAAGGCCTTTAGTTAATGTTCTGGTGTTTACTGGTGTTATAGGGTTAAAGCAATTAAGTCTTTATCTTGCTGTTTTAATTCCCTTTGCTTAAAACCTTCTTGTTTATTTGTTCTTAGTGCTATATTATTTTCTCTACAATACCACCAAAGGGGTTCGGCTGTATTAATATATTTTAATTCATTTAGCTTATTTGTAGCTGTTTGAATGTACTGGTTATTATAACCGTATTCGAAGGGTATATGAATTTTTACACTATTCGGGCTATCGTAGTTCAAATATATATTAGCGTTAAAATAGCTATTTCCGTTTACTTTGTCAAAATATTCATTTGCAAGTATATCTATTGTTTCAATTTTCATTTTGTAGGGTTTTATAGGGTTAAATTAGTTTGCCTTGTTCGTTGTATCTATATTCATTCATTCCGCTAATTTCAACGAAGTTATCAAAGGAGTAAAAATATTCATAATCTTTATTGCATTGTTTAATGAAGCTATTTAAACAGTTATCCATAAGTTCCTCAAATGTTGTATTTGGGTCGTATTCCTTTAATATTTGATAAATAGGTTCTAATATATTAAAGTCTAAATAATTGCCCGTTAGTACTGCTTCATTTTCTAAATTAATATTACTTCGATAGGTGCACCAATAAAAAACTTTTTCGTTTCTTTTGCTTTGTTTAAAATGCTGGTATTTGTGTTTAATAGCTGGTATTGCTTCAAAGCTATTAGATTTTAAATATTTGCCTTTAAATAGGTCGCTATGGTAGTTATTCCATAAATAAGATATAAGGCGTTTCCCTTTTAGGTTCAATATATCGTCTTTTACATTTATAACATAATCAACGCTGCAATAGTGGGTAAAATCAAAGTTTTTCCAATTAACGTCAAATATATTACAAAAGGCGTTTAATGTTTCTCTAATTTCCTCTACTTCATAATCGTATTGATAAGAGTTTAAAAATTCATTAAAGGCTGTTTCTTGTGCTGTATAGCTAAGTTCGTTAAGCTCATAAGCTGGTGTTACTATTAATTCCATATTTTTAGGGGTTTTAAAGGGTTTAAAATTGTTTAACTGTTATTGCTTCAATATTAGGGTGTTTACCCTTTATAGCTTGTATTAATTCCTTTTCCAGCTCGTAAGCTGTAAAGCTATCATCTAAAAAATAAGCCTTTTCGCCTTTGTCCGTTTTATAAGGGCTCAAAATATCTATTGTAAAATATATCGAGCTATTAAAATAATGAAAAAGTGTTTTTCTTATTTTGTTTTGTTTCTGGTTCATGGCTTAGAAATTTAGGCTTTTAGCTATTTTGTTAATTTCTTTTATTTCTATTTTGTGACAACCTATTTCAATAAATTCCTTTTGTAGGTTCTTGACTGAATAGTCTAATATTTTAAGGTTTTCAAGCATTTGCGAAGTCGGGTTATCAATATTTATCAAAGCTGTTTTAATTGCCCTATAAAAGACCTTTGCAAGGGTTACGGGTATTTCTATTCGTTGGCTGGTTTCTATTCGCTGTGTGGCTTCATTATAGCGTAAATAAGAAAATTTACTATAAAGATTAAAACGCTCAAAGGCTCTAAATTTCTTTAATTGCTTTTTTGTTTCTTGCTCTTTCTCTTTCTCTTTCTTTGCTTCTATTTCGGCTTTTATAGCTTTTTCTTTTTCAACGATTTCTACAATTTCGGCTTTACTGGTTATATCTAATTTTAGGCTAATTGCTTGTGGTATTTCTACCTCCATAAAATTGCAATATTCTAAAATTTGTGCTTTTAGGTGGCTAAGCTCTAAAAGATATTTTGAAGGCTTTTTGGCCTTTGCTAAGGCCCTATAAATGTTATCTATTTCTCTATCCCAAAATAGTATATTATCATTTGATGAATTTGCTGGGTTATTGCAGTAAATTATATTTTCTTTATTAGGAATAGAGCGTTTTACAGTATAAATGTGTTTGCTGGTTGTATTGGAATAGCTACGGGTGGTAAATAAAATCGCTGTTTCGCCTTTGCTGTTGGTAGTGTGTTTTGCTATTGGAAAATGCGAACCGTAGGAATAAATAGTATCATTATAAAAATAAAAACTATTGTTCGGGGTTCTTGCTTCATTTTGTTGCTGGTTCGCCCATGTATGGGCTACATTGTCGGCATTTAATACTTTTTTCATTTTTAAGGGGTTTTAAGGGGTTTAAATTAATTTAGTTAATTGTGCAAAGGAACATAAGGCCCAAAACGGTTATGAGCATTAAAACGATAAAAGCGGCGAAGTCTTTTAGTACTTCGTTTACTTGTTTAATTTGTTCTACTTCGTTTTGGGTGTACTGGTTTTGTGGTGTTGTTTTTAACTTGTTCATTTTACTGGTTTTAGGGTTTTAGATTTGGTTTAATATAGTGTAAATAAAAGAGGCTTTTTCTAAATCGGTAATTTTTTCGCCTATAATCCAATCGTATGGCCTACAATTAGGGTCTTTTATATATTCATCAATTAAGTCTTTAACTGGTGTTATAAATGAAACAATCAATAAATCTTTAACATTCCAATTTTTGTTTAAAATAATAGTTGTCATAATTTTGTACCGGTGGGTTTATACCGGTATACAAATATTGCTATTATATGTATAGCATTCTGAAAAAATGTTAATTTAGAATTATTCTAAATAGCAAATAGTTTTAAATCTATTCTTTTATATCAATTTTAATACTACCTTTGCCGAATAATTGAAACCTAAAATAAAGCCAAAAAAGGCAATTTTAGCCAAAATTTAAACTATTAAATACTAAAAAACTGCATTTATTTATTTTCGGCCTATGGTCAATAAAATAAAATGCTAAAAGTTTTAGTAATTTTAATTGTATGCTAAAAGTTTGAGTAATTTTGCTAAAAATATTAGCAATGTCCTAAATTTAGGTCAAGTGTACTATTTTGAGTACATTTGCTAAAAGTTTTAGTAATCGTGCTAAAGAATTTAGCAATCGAATTTAGGGTTAAAATAGGCCCTCCCCGTTTTTTTGAACCAAAACCAGTCCGAGGTTTTTTGGATATTTTTATACTCCGTATTTTTTTAGATAAACCACAGAGTTTTTTAAATATGGGACAGAAATTTTTAATTATCTGCCTTGTTTGTTGTATTTCTTTTTTTGTTTATTCTTCGCTTTAGAGGCCTTGCCACCTTTTCTTTTACCGAAGTTTACTTTAACTACTTTTGTTACTGATTTTGCCATACCCAAATATAGCAATTTTTACTCTATTTTTTTAATCAATAGCTTACTATAAAACAATTCAAAGGTTATCCCCCAGATACAATTAAATAAGATTAGGTCTATTAAGCCAAATAAGGGCTTGTAACAGACTATCGCTGATGAAATGAACACTATCATCAAAGCCTTAGCTAAATGCCACCCATCGGTCATAAATGATAACATAGAGCTTGATAGAAAGAACTTCTCCCCATTGGCTTTTTCGCCCCATTGCCATTTGTTTCTCCAACTGATGTTCCAATCCCAGAATTGTTTGTTCTTAAAGTTTCCAAATATAGAAACATAGTACCTTGTTGATAGCACATCCATAACTGCATTACAGAATGCTGCGAGTATTAAAAATATTATTGTCATCATTGGAATTTAATTAAGTCTTTTATTTTTACGGAGTAACTATCTGCTCTAAAATTAAAGTTAGGGCCATCTGGTTGTCCTTTCTTTGCAAAGGTAGCAATTTTATAGAAATCAAACCTCCTTAAATAACCAAGTAAATAACATAGTTTGAAATCATCTGTTACTATGGTAAAGAAGTAATAGTCGCACATCTGCTTCATACTTGTAGCAAATATGTTTACATTATAATCTTCACTTATTGGTAGATTGGAAGCTTTTTTAGTCTTTATCTCTATTCTTTTGCCGTTGATTAGTAAATCATAATCAAATGTATTTTCAAGCTTTACATCAAATCTATCTTTCCAATATGTATTTTTAAAGTAATCAAAAACCATTACTTCTCCTATTGCCCCATAGATATTAGACTTGCCTTCTGTAACGGAGTTTTTAAGAGCATTAAACTGATACATTTCTTTGGCTCTTTGTAGTTCCTCTGGAGTTATTTCTAACTTAATCATAAGCCTAATTTTTGTTTAATTACTATAAATTCTTTAATGTCAAACTTATCCTTTAACCTCCAGTTCTTTCTTCCACCATAATAAGAATCCTTTACCCTTTTTTCGTATTCAAGGATTGTAGGGTTTTCTTTGGCTATTATTCTGGTGCTGGTTATAAAGCCATTTACTCTTATTATTACCTCGTAGAAGTTAATCATCCCATTCATCTATACAGTTCATTAAATACTTTAATATTGATTTTGGTTTATTCATATCTACATCAAAACAATATATTTCTGATTCTTCAGTTTCATCTATTGTAAAATAAGAAATTTCTCTATTTGGGTTAATCCCTTTATTCATTAAATATTCATCATCTATCATACAAAGCTCTGTATGACATTTGAATAAATGTGCATATTCAAACTCTACTGCCCACCCACAAAGAGTTTTACAGAAGGGTTCAATAATAATTTGATGGTTTTTGTAATGGTAAATTGTTTGAACAAATTTTGCTTTCATAATGTTTGTTTTAAATAAATTCTATTTCTAAATCATCGTTAGGGCTTGGTATAGATATATTAAGGAA